AACTGGACCAGTTGATGGCCGAATTTGAAAACATGATGGATCCTGACTCTGCTACCATGATGGGCCCTGAAACAGTTGATGATGATGAATACGAAACTGAAGGCATGATGGAAAACATCACCCTCAAGCAAGTTCACCCAAAAACAACCACTCAAGAAGAAGGTAACGGCAAATCAGGTCCTGTTGCATTCAACAGCGGTGCAGCTGGTATGGCCAGCAAGCCTGTGCGTATGACTGGTGACACTGCACAAGGTCGCACAGCACCCACAGCCAAAGACATGATTGGTAAAGTTGGCAACAGCCCAAGCCAGTCTACTCAGGCTCCCAAGCCAGCTACCAAGCCGCACACAGCACAAGCTACTGGTGTAAACACCAAGAGCCCATTGCCCGGTGGACGTAGAGGTTAATTGACAATGCGTTACCTACAGGAGCATCTCAACTTCAATCAGGCCAAGATTCGCGTCTTGGTCGAAGATGAAGGTAAAACCCTGTACATGGAAGGGGTATGCATCGAAGGCGGAGTAAAAAACGCCAACGAACGTGTGTATCCTGTGGAAGAAATTTCTAGAGCAGTTGATTCTGTCAACAAACAAGTGCATGACGGTTACTCTGTACTGGGTGAAGTAGATCATCCAGAAGATTTGAAAATCAATCTTGACAGAGTCAGTCATTGCATCGACAAAATGTGGATGGATGGACCTGCTGGTTATGGTAAGTTGAGAATATTACCCACACCCATGGGCCAGCTGGTAAAAACCATGCTGGATTCGGGTGTGAAACTTGGTGTTTCGAGTCGTGGTTCCGGCAACGTGAACGACGGCAACGGACGGGTCAGTGACTTTGAAATAGTCACTGTAGATATTGTTGCTCAGCCCAGTGCTCCAAATGCATATCCCAAAGCAATTTATGAAGGACTTCGTAACATGAAGTACGGTCATAAAGTGTTGGAAATTGCCAGAGAAGCAGGGCATGACAGCAAGGTACAGAGATACCTGACACAGGAAGTAAAACGCCTGATTCGGGATCTCAAAATTAAGGAGTAAAGCATGCTAGATGCAATCAAGCCATTGCTAGATAGCGGCCTAATCAACGAAGACGTCAGTCAAGAACTCAACGAAGCTTGGGAATCTAAACTGACAGAAGCACGTGAACAGGTCAGAGCAGAACTACGTGAAGAGTTTGCGCAACGCTATGAGCACGACAAGACAGTGATGGTTGAAGCCTTAGATAATATGTTAACAGATAGACTCTCTGGTGAACTCGAAGAGTTTGCCCAGGAGAAAATGGCAATGCGGGAAGACCGCGTGAAGTTCCAGTCTAAGATGAAAGAAAATGCCACCAAGTTCAACAACTTTATGGTAACAAAATTATCTGAAGAAATTGGAGAATTACGTAAAGACCGCAAGATGCACAGTGAAGGACTAGAAAAACTAGAAAGCTTCATGGTGCATGCCCTGGCTCGTGAGATCCAAGAATTTACCCAAGACAAACGTGATGTAGTGGAAACAAAAGTCCGCTTGGTACGTGAAGCTCGTGGTCAACTTCAAGGTCTCAAAGCAAGATTTGTAAAAGAATCTGCGCAAAAAATGAGTCAAGCTGTTAGTCAACATCTCAAGACTGAACTGGGTCAGTTGCACGAAGACATTAAGGTTGCTCGCGAGAACAATTTTGGTCGTCGTATTTTTGAAGCGTATGCTGCTGAATTTGGTGCTACTCATCTCAATGAGAAAGCCGAAGTTCGCAAGTTGCAAAACACCATCGCTGCCAGAGAACATCAACTGTCAGAAGCTATCAAACTCAGCCGCCGGGCCAAGGTCCTGGTTGAGTCCAAAGAACGTGAAATACGTATGATCAACGAATCCAATGTGCGTCAAAACACTCTGGAAGAGTTACTTTCTCCTCTCAACGAAGAGAAACGTGAGACCATGCGTAATTTACTCGAAAGTGTTCAAACAGCTAGACTCAAGAACGCTTTTGAAAAGTATCTACCAGCTGTGCTAGCTGAAGGCAAATCCGCAAAAGCCCGTCAGGTGATTGTGGAAAATGTTTCAGAAGTCACTGGTAATAAAACTGCCCACCGCCCGGACGACGACACTGCTGACAACAGCAATGTCATTGCCATCAAGCGTCTGGCAGGACTGTAATTTAAATAAGGAGACTTAAATGTCACAACAATTATTGGAAGGTCGCTGGGACGAGACCAAGGAAGCATTGCTTGAAGGACTGAATGGTTCTAAACGCAATAGCATGAGCGTTATTCTTGAGAATACACGTAGATACTTGAAAGAGAACGCAAGTTCTGGTTCAACCGGCTCTGGCAACATTGCAACACTTAACCGTGTTATTTTGCCTGTTATTCGTCGTGTTATGCCAACTGTTATTGCCAACGAATTGGTGGGTGTTCAGCCCATGACTGGCCCTGTTGGTCAAATTCACACTCTGCGTGTGCGTTATGCCAACACAATGACTGACAATTCTGCTGCTGCCACAAGCACAGCAGCTGGTGAAGAAGCATTGAGCCCGTTCAAAATTGCTCAGGCCTACTCTTCAGCAAGCAGCACAAGTGCTGGTATTGTTGATCCAACACAGAATATCTACACAGGTGCTAACACAACAGTGCTTGAAGGTAGTGGTGGTCGTCAGATCTCTGTGCAAATCTTGAAGCAGGCTGTGGAAGCCAAGACTCGCAAGTTGCAAGCACGTTGGACTTTTGAAGCTGCTCAAGACGCACAAGCTATGCATGGTATCGACGTAGAAGCCGAAATCATGGCTGCTCTTGCACAAGAGATCACAGCTGAGATTGACCAGGAAATCTTGTTGAGCCTACGCTCATTGGCCACTACTGAGTTCACATACAACCAAGCTACCGTATCTGGTACAGCTACATTCGTTGGTGACGAACACGCCGCCCTGGCTGTTTTGATCAACCGTGTTGCTAACTTGATCGCTCAACGCACTCGTCGTGGCGCAGGTAACTACGCTGTTGTTAGCAGTGCTGCACTCACAGTGTTGCAATCAGCTACAACTAGTGCGTTTGCTAGAACCACAGAAGGCACATTCGAAGCACCTACAAACACCAAGTTTGTGGGTACTCTGAACGGCGCAATGCGTGTGTTTGTTGACAGTTACGCAAGTGACTCAACACCTGTATTGGTTGGCTACAAAGGAAGTTCGGAAGCTGACGCACCTGCGTTCTACTGCCCATACATTCCGTTGATGAGCTCTGGTGTTGTTCTTGATCCAACAACATTCGAACCAGTCGTGTCATTCATGACAAGATATGGTTTCATTGAGTTGACCAACACTGCATCTTCATTCGGCAATGCGGGCGATTATGTAGGGGAAATCGCGGTGAGTAACTTGTCTTTCTCTTAATCAGAGATTGGTATTTTACCAAATCAAAAAAGCACCTTCGGGTGCTTTTTTGTTGATTAGATTTTGAACCAGCTGAGAAATTTGTGCATGCGGTCAACCACTGAATCCCAGTCACCCTGCTGAGGCTGGCGGAACAATCTAGCACTGGGATACCAGGGCGAATCTTCACGACCGGTCAGCCAACGCCAGCAGTTACCATAGGCATTGAGTGGTATCCACACAGGACGACCCAGAGCACCGGCCATGTGTGCATTGGCAGTGTCCACAGAAATCACCAGATCAAGATGATGCATGAGTCCCGCAGTGTCTGCAAAGTTTCTTATAGTGCCTGGAAAACACACAGCACCTGCTGCCGTGATGATTGCTGTTTCTTCATCTGTAGCATCCATTTGTAGATTGATCCACTGATGTTCAGGATTTCTCCGGATCAGGTCAGCCATGTTCGCCACAGGCATGCTCTTGTGCTGATGTATCCAGGAATCCTTGCGGCCTGACCAGCACACACCAATTCGCATGCGAGTTTTGGAGCCCAGTCGACCAGCCCAGATGTTTGCGTTCACAGGATCAGCTGCAATGTACTGCAACTGATGTGCAATGTTTTCCAGTGTCATGCCAATCACTCGGGGAATGTCCATCATGGCAATCCAGTAGTCAAATTCACCTAGGTCTTCACCGGGTTCATAGATGCCCACAATTGTTCCGGCCGGCTGCGGAAACAGGGGTTTGACACTGGGATTCAAGAGTAATTTTATTTTTACACCGGTTGAGTGCAGATTGGCAGTGAATCTTATGAACTGTATTTGATCACCAAGTCCTTGTTCGCCTATGATCAACAGTGTTTTATCCCGGAGATCTTGACCGGTCCATTCAGGTTGAATCAGTTTGGGTTTGGTACCGTCAAGATGTTCAAATCGCCAGCGTGATTCGTACAAGGGCCAGCCACGAGCATAGTCTCCGTTGAGCAAGTAGGCCACTGCAAGATTGAACTCAGAAGTA